CTTTTGCCATAGTGGTATGAATTTTTGATGATTATTCTTAAGATTCAGGCGTGAACACGCTTGCGCCGGTTGCGGTCAAGCTGATTGTCCGTGATGCTACGCTGCCGAAGTCGTTTGTGTCGCTGACAGCCGTGATGATTGCGACGCCGGATTCGCCGAATTCGGGTTCGTCGTCGTCTTCATTGATGCCGCCGATTGCATATTCGACACGCGCGCCGGCGACAAGCGCTTCAATCGAAGTAAGCTGCGCTGCATCGTCAGCGTCTGCGAAGACGGTGATTTCAATCGTCGCGCCGCGTTTGCCAGCAATGAACTGCGCCCAGTCGTCAGACTTGTCGCTGACTTCGACGGCTTCAGCAGCGCGATTGACGCTGTTGCTTTGTTCGCCGCCAAGCCAAGTGTAGGCGTCAAGCGAACCCTCGATGCTTTCGCAGCGAATGTACGCCTTGATGTGATTGCCAAGTTGTTTTGCCATAGTGTGCGGATTTATTCTTGTGATTCATCGCTGCCGTTGTCGGTAGCTGCGTTGTTTTTCTCTACCCAGACAGTGACGTCTTGCAGTACGCGATAGAAGACGGCCGTGCTGTCTTGCGCTTCTTGTTCGTCGAAAAGACGGATCTGCCCAGGAACGATGCCGATGACGTCGTAGCCTTCAAGCGACAGACCGGCATCTGCGAACAGCTTGTCGACGTTGCCTTCAAGAAGACTGACGATGTCAGCAACCTTTTCGTCGCTGACGCATTCAATCGTGCAAGTGACAGACCGCACTGCGTTGTCTTTCGTCTGTGGCGCGTCTTCGACGACGCTGTGAATTTCGACGCGCGGCATGTTTGCCGTGCCGCCAATCTTCACGCCTTCGCGCGTCAGTGCCGTGCGAATCATCTTGAAGACAGATGCAAGTGCGCTTGTAAACTTAGACATATCAGTTGCGGTCTTTGTCTATTACACTGCGAATCGCGTCTGCGATTGCGCTGCTGATTCTGCGCTTGTTCTTTTCGACGGCCGGTGCGAAGAACGGGTGCGCGGTCGTTCCCTTCTTCGACATGGCGCGATTGATAAGAAACGCGATGCTGTTGATCTTCTTGCGGTCTGCGCGAAGCTTCTTCTGCACCCAGGCGCGAATGTCTTGCACTGGCGCCCAGTGTGCGCGGCTGCCGTATTCGACCGCAGCGGCATAGCCGCGTTGTGCGCTGTCGCTGAAGAATCCGATTTCGACTTCTTCTGTGTTCGGCACATTCTGCACGCGCCCAGACTGCGACAGACGGCCGGTGTTGTTCAGCGTGCCGTGATTGTGTCCGGCTGTGCGCATGTTGCGCTGCGCATCTGCAATGACGTGCATGCCGGCAGTCTGAAGACCTTTCTTCGCCGCTTTCTGCATGTCAACGAACAGCAGACGGTCGAAGTTCGCAAACAAGCGGTCTTCGCCTTCTACCCAGACGTGATTGCCAGTGCGTGCCATAACTACACAGACGGATTGTCGACGTGATACCAGGCCGTCAGATGCGTCAGCCAGCCGCGCATGTCGATGCTTTCAGGCTGCGAAAAGTGCAGAACGTGACCTTGCCAGATGACGCAGTTGTATTCGACGTTGACGCTTCTGAATTCGATGTCAAGTCCGATGATGTCGGCCTGCTGGAATGTCAGCATCGTCTTCGTCGCAGACATCTGACGCACGCACGCATAAACTTTCAGCACTGGCGTCGGCGTGTCGACTGAAGCGTGACCGAAGTCGTCTTCTGTGACGTTCGCTTTCGCCAGCGTGATTTGCTGATTGAATCGGCGTGCGTTGCGTGTCTGTCTTAACATTGCGAAAGAATCTGTGCAAGTTGTTCGGTGCCTGCGTCGTCATACAGCGCCGTCGCATACTGAAGAACGACAGCGAACAGACTGTCGGCTTGCGCCGGATCTGGCTTCGTCTTGTAAACGACGACGACTGTGTCTGCGAAAGAATGAAGAAGAACGAAGTTGCCGTTACGGTCGAAGCCGATTTCGTCATCTTCGCCGTTGTGAACGCTGACGATGTCTTCGGGCGTGTGATACAGCTTGACGATGTTGCCGTCGTCGCGCGTGCGTTCAGACACGGTCAGCTTCAGCGTGCATGGAAGCAGCGACTTGCCGGCAGTGTCTTGAACAGTCTTCATCGCGCGCGTCAGCAGAAGCTTCAGCAGCGCGTCGCGGCTGTTGTCAGGCACGCTGGCGTACTGCTTCAGCATGTCAAGCTGCGCTTTCATCGGTTCAGCGCATTCGATGATGTCAAGACGAATCATTTATTCAGTCGGTTGAACAAGTTCGACAAAGTCTTCTTCAGTTGTGGAATGACGGCGAAAGAAGCCGGCGCAGCTGCCGGTTCGGTCTTCGCTGCGCCTGACTTCCTGCGTCCGTCTTTCGTGTCTTCGACCTTGCGCCAGTAGCCGTTCTGCGTCATGTAGTCAGCAATAGGACTTGCGGCCGGCATTTCCTTGATAGTGCCGACTGCAAGTCCGTCATGCGCCTTTATGACTTCGTACTTCGCCATGTGGCCACGTCAGTCAGTTAGGACTGTTCTTTGGTCTTGAAGACGTGGCTGCTGCTGGCAAGTTCGGCAGCGGCTGCGCCGACAGTGCCGTCGCCGTTGTCAAGCGCAGCGATTGCGGTGCTGGCGCTGGCGACGTAAATCAGACCCTTCTTCTTTGCGGTGGGAACTTTGACCTGCACGGCCTTGCGGAAGTAGACGTTGTAGCCGTCAAGACTGGCGTTGCGGTCGAACTCCAGTTCGAAGCTGTTGCCGCCGTAGATTTCTACGCAGCTGCTGTCGGCGATAAGGATTTCGCCGGAAGACAGACGACTGGTCGGGTAAATCTTGATGCCGTCCAGCATGCCGGTCAGCTTGTCGAAGATGTAGTTGCCGACGTCGTCCTTCAGGTTCTTCAGCTGACGGTACAGCGCCCAGGTCAGAAAAGCAGCGTTTGCGTTGAAACCTTCCTTCTTGATTTGGTCGGCGGCGTCAAGAATGACGTCAGCGACGGTTGCGCCCTTGATAGCGGAAGCGGCAAGTGCGCTGAACGCGGTGGCCTGGCCGATAAGGCCGTATACCCTGTTCGGATAGTAGGCATCGCTGCCGGAGCCTCTGCACACTTCGACGTCGATTTTGGCGTCGACCATCAGGGAACCTTCGTTCGTGCAGTAGTTGAACAGCTGGTCGAACCAGTCTTCCATTTCGGTGGAAATGGCGAAATAGTGACCGATTTTCGCGAAAGCGCGGGTCTTCTCTGCGAAGACGACGTCGGACTTGTTCGTGTTGGCGGTCAGTTCGGACAGATAGTCAGCGCTGTTCTGTGCGGTGGCTTCGATCCAGGTCAGCTTGTTGCCGGTGCGGGGACGAACGCCGAACACCTGCAAGAAGACGTTCGGTGCGTAGGCGGCGCCGTGAATGGTCGGGTCGGCCTGCATGCCAAGCACCTGGTTGGGATTGACGACGGCAGTTGTGATGTTGACAATTGACTTCAGTTCGATGTCGATGCTGAAGTTCTTGCGGCCTTCTTTCATGCCGGCTTCGATTGCGGGCTTCTTTTCTTCCAGCGCATCGCGGAAGATTTCGCGGCCGCTGGCCTTGCGGCTGGCAAGCTGCTTCTTCAGTTCTGCGATAGTAGCGGACTGCTCCTTGACGGAAGCGTCCAGATTGTCAATGCTGGTCTTCTGACCTTCAATGACAGACTTCTGTTCCTTCACTTCGTTTTCAAGTGAAGCGGCCTTCTGTTCGGCCGTGGCGGCCTGCTGCTTTGCGGCGGCCACTTCTGCGGAAAGCTGTTCGGCTTTCTTCTTGATGTCGTTTTCGGGCATGGTAGTGAAAATTTAGAAAGTGAATGTTGTGTCTACATGTAGCTGAAGAAGCGGCGTGCTTCTTCTTCTTCGATTGCGGACTTCAGCTGCTGGATCTGTTCGTCAGACAGCTGCTTCAGTTCGTTCTTGAAGTCATCTGACTTCGCGTCCAGAAGCAGCGCTTTCGGATTCGCAGCGCGCGTCACTGGCGAAGCTTCGATGATAGTGATTGCGTCAAGCACGCGCACGTCGTATTCGTAGCCGTCGCGCTTTTCGTAGTGATAGCGGTCGGCGTAGTAGCCGATGCTGAATTCGTCGATTGCGCCGTTCTTCAGAAGAAGAATCGCGTCTTTGCCGGCGCTGGTGGGAAGAATGTCTGCTTCAATCAGCAGACCGATTGCGTCGGCTTTCTTGTCGGTTATGACGCCGATGACTTCGCGTGCGTTGTGCTGATAGCACAGCTTCATGCGGCCGGCGTCTTCGCTTTTCAGAAAATCGTCGCATGCTGTCGGCGCGACGACGTCGCCGTAGCTGTCGATGTTGCCGAACGCGCAGACGTATGCTTTGATGTGAAGACTTCCGTCTTCTTTTTCAGACTTCTGTTCGATGCGGCAGTTAAACGACTTGTGCAAAAGCTCTTTCGGTGGCATAGCTTTTTGAATTATTCTGCGCAAATGTATTGAATCGCCGCCGTCTTCGCGCGTCTTGACGTGTGCCGTTTTTCGCCAATAGGTAAAACGAACGGCCGCGCATCGCTGCGAAGCCGTTCCAGGTATCAAAAGATGAGAAAGAAAGTACAAGCGGCGGGTGCCGTGTTATTTCGGTATGCGAATGCAGCTGCAAGCGCAGTTGATGATTTCGCCAGCCGGTGCGTTCATGCTGGTGTCGTGCGGGTACATCATGCGGCAGTCTTCCAGTTCGAAGAATTCGTTCTGGTCGACAGTGATGCCGTCCATGACTTCGTGCGATTCGCGCGTGTTGCCGACGCCGCTGATGCACCATTCTTTGATGAACTGCACTTCAGTCGACTGCGCTGCGACGTCAGCGCTTTCTGCAAGTCCTATCATCGTTTCAGTCTGCGCGATCCGTCGTGCCTGCCACAGATTCAGCGGCGCGAAGTCCTTCTTCACGCGCTTGACAAGCGCTTCGACGCCGATGTTGACGTCTTCGTTCAGCGCATCTTCAAGAATCTTCTGCAAGTCGTCACGAAGCGTGCCTGACACGCTGACGATGTTGCGGCCGCAGCGTTCTGTCGCGAAGCTGCGCAGCGTCTGTTCCCAGATGCCTGACGGCGCGTCGGCCTTGCCCTTCGACAAGTCGCGCGTCACAGACTTCGCGTTCGGAAGACCGGCGGCCAGATACAGACCAGTCGTCCAGTCGTACAGATATGCTGATTCGTTCAGATTGTTCGCGATGATACCAGACCACTTCGTGACATCGTCGTAGTTCGTGCATAGCTTCAGAAGACGACTGACTTCATTGCGACGAAGAATGACAAGCCGCGCGGCGTATATCTTGCCGGCGGCCAGTCCCTTGCGGCGCAAATAGTCCTGGTGGGCGCGCTGCTTCGCTGAAATCTTCTTTCGCATTATTCGTTGATGTCGAAGTCAGAAGCTTCGTTGCCGAACTGAATGCCAATCGGCAGAATCGGCTGGTCGGCCCAGTCTTCTTCAATGCGGTCGTAGTTGTTCGCTTCGCGCAGTTCGTTCAGCGTCGCGTGCATCTTCGTCAGGTCTTCCAGCGTTTCGCCGCGGTTCTTCTTCAGCACTTCAATCTTGTCTGTGTCGACGGCCAGTTCGAACTGATCCGACAAGTCAAGATAGTGAATCAGGTCTTCTGCGAATTCGTTGCACATCGGAATGGCAAGCTGTTCGTAGATTGTCTTCTTCGCTTCTTTGGCGTTTTCGTACTTCGACTGTCCCAGATACAAGTCGACCGGCAGCTTGTAGACGAAGCACAGCACAGTGATTGCGTCTTTGTGCGAAGACAGAATCGACAAGTCGGCCGGATTGTCGCCCAACTTGTGAACTTCGATTGCAGTGCGCATCGCGATGTTCTTGTTCGCGTTCTTCTGCGCGTTCGTCTTCTGTTCGATGTCGTCGACCTGCTGCGGCAGCGCCGGTGCAGCTGCGTGTGCAGACGGCGTGATGACGTTCGCGGGGCCGCCGTTCTTCAGCGTTGTCGCCTGGCGGTTCATGGCGCGGTCGATGACGGTCAGATATGTCGCAGCTGCAACAATTTTCGACGTGCCGAAGAACGACGTGTCGTCAAGATTGTAGTCGAACGACTGGAAGACGTTGTCAGAAAGGTCGATTTCTTCGCGCCCTGGTGCGCCGATTATCTTGATGCCCTTGAACGGTTCAAGCAAGCCGCCGCGGTCGATTTCGACACGCTGGCCTGGCACGATGTACATTTCAGACGGCGTGCGATCCTTGCCGGCAGACTTCGGCGCATAGACGAATGCGTCGCCGAACAGAAGCCGGTTGATTGCCCAGGCGGTCAAGAACTTTCTGCGCGTGAAGCGGTCGTTCGGCTTGTTCAGCAAGTCAAGAATCGGGTGCGTGTCGATGTATTCGTCTTTCTTGATGTCGCGCAGTTCCAGGAAGCGCGCCACTTCGCCGACGTTGTCAGCGATGTAGTTGATGACGCCCATGACCGGCGCAATAGTTTCGTATGCTGCCTTGATAGCGTCGCGCGACATGCGCTTCATCGACGGCATTTCGACGCCCTTCAGCTGCGGCGCGATGATGCGCAGATACTGATTGACGGCGTCGTCGTTCTGGTAATATCCTTTGACTTCGCTTTCAAGTGCGCTGATTTTCGTTTCCAGCGCGTTCAGCTGGTCGGTCTTGATTCTTGTATATCCGAACATATTCGTGTGATTTATGACGCAAAGAAACGTGTTTTCCGCGACGAATGCAGTCTGCGTGCTGCGCTAATTTTCGCCGATGTTGTTCGTGATGCCCAGACGACGCAGATGCGTCACTGCCGCGTAGTTGATTGCGTCCATTGCATGGTCGTTGCCGTCGCACGGTTCGTCAGTGTAGTGACTGTTGTCTTGCGGCTTCGGCTCGTAGCTGTACGTCTTGACTTCAGCGCCGATGTGTTCGCCGACGTAGCGAACGCGGAAGCCGCGCAGCCAAGCGACGCGACCGGCCTTGTCGCGATTGACGGCAGACGTCGCGTCGATGCCGTAGTGAATGCGCAGTTCGTCGCGCGCTTCCGGCCTTGACGGGTCGACGTACACGATTGCTTCTTCTGGTCGCATGCCGACTGACGCCGCGTCTGCGATGATGACCGGCGCGACGTCACGCGGCAGCATGCCGGTCTTGTAGCAGACTTCCCAGATGTAGATGATGCCTGACAGCGGATCGTAGCACATGCGCACAAGCGCGTTCGGGTCTTCTGAATAGCCCCAGTCGTTGCCGTACCATTGCGGCAGCTGCGTCGGGTAGTCTTCCGGCGCGATTGCTTCCCAGTTGCGGAAGATGATGCCTTCACGACGACGCGCGAACTTGCCAAGAAACACGTTTTCGTAGCGTTCACGGTCAAGCGCACGCATCTGTTCGGCGCGTGCGATGAAGCTGTCTGACAGATTCGGCAGATTGTCGAAGTACGTCGTGCTGATATAGGTCACGTCGCCTTTGACGCCGTTGAAGTCTTCGTCGACGCCTGCTTCGCGATAAAAACGACGATAGATCCAGTGGTCGATGTCAGTCTGGTTGAAGACGATGACGACAGTGTTCGTCGTGCCGACTGCACGAATCGACAAGTCGATAGTGTCGAACGTCGCTTCGTCAGTCAGTTCTTGTGCTTCGTCAAGAATCCAGGTCTTGACGTTGTGAATTGACTTCAGCTTCGCAATCTGGTTCTTCGACGACTGCATGATGCCGCGGAAGTATATCGTCGCGCCGGTCGCGCAGTTGATGATTTCCTTGCGCTTGATGATGAAGTCGTCTGCGATGCCGAAGATGTCAAGCTTTTCTTTGTATTCTGGTATGATTGACACTTCGGCCGACGTCAGCGTGAATCGCGTGTATAGAATGTTGAAGCCGTCGTCATACGTCGCGCAGCTGGTCGCAGAAGACACAGCGTGCGACTTGCCGCTGCCGCGGCCGCCCTTGACAAGAATATATCTTGTGCGCGGCGGTGCGAACAGCGGTTGATACTTGTCGCTGAAGACGTATTGTGTCGGCTGTGTCAT